CCCTCTCTCTTGCAAGACTCTCTGTACTATAACCCAACATATTAATCCATTCCCATATAGATAACCAATTATGCATATTCTCATCAACTATAAATCTAACAGTTAAATCATCAAATGTAACTTCATCGCCTGGTGCATCAAGATCCTTGAGTGGAGTAATGAATGGAATTGTACTTATACTAACTCCTGGCAAGTTTGCAGTTTGACAGAAATAATTTACATCTGGATATCGCCCAAGGGCAAATTTAAACCCTGCAGGAGATAGATAACTTAAATTAGAAGGTAGGGCTTGTAGTGCTGACATTTTTAATATCCTTTCTGTATTATTTAGTCAGGATAAAAAAAGGGGAAGACCAGTTTCCCAATCTTCCCCTTCTTAACAGTCATTTAGTAGCGAAACTAAATGAATTTCTTACATGAGGTTGTCAACTCTGACAGTCCTGTAGTAAGCGTTGTTACCAGTTGCTACGGCACCATCAAATGGATCTGAACCAGAGATAGCGAAAGGATTAGCAACCATTCCGTATCGTGTTTTGAATCCAATTTTTGGTTGGAAAGAATTCTCACCAACCGCACGAACCATTTGCAATGGAACGTATGGGCAATAGAACAGACCTGCGTCATAAGCAGATGAACCTTTGTATCCGCAGACAAAGAAGTTTGTTGCAGATGCACTGAAATAAGGATCAATGTACACTTTGAAGCGTCCATTGAGTGTTCCAACAAAGGTATTTCCTGTGTCATCAACTCCAGATCCGTCCATTACTCCACTCATTGCGAGAGCAGATGCAACATCTGAGGATGTGATGATGATGTTACCTTTACCGCGACGTGTTGCTTTTGCGACAGCATTTGCTTCACGTTCAATCTGGAACATCAAACCTTTGAACTTCTCAACAGACCAGCGTCCGTTTGAGTCAGTATCAAGGTCAAAAACACCAGCTGTTGTGGTATTGTGTTGTGCACCATGAGCAGCACTAAAATAAATTGTGCGAATAACTTCACGGTTGATCTCAGCCAAAATCTCCGCGGAGATTATGTTGGCAAGTTCTGTTTCAGCATCCAAACCATGAACGGCTTTAAGATCCTGAGCTAATTCCATCGAGTACTCACCCTTGAGTGCACGCGTCTTAGCTGTAACAGTAACCTTGTCGATTGAGAAGGCCATCTGTTGGAAATCTTCTGCAGCAGTACCGGCAACACCAGTAATACCGTAATCTTCAGCAGTAGCCGTGGTTTGACCAACACCATTAAGTGCAAGTGCAGGTGATCCACCTTGAGCACCAGCAACACCAGCTGTACCAGAAGAAGTCATATCCCCACCAGCATCAGCTGAATGAGTTGTGTCTACTTCGTTGTACATTGTGTCTGCACCATCTTGTGTGTCATACTTGGAACGCATTGCGAAAATGAGTCCAGTAGGGCCAGTCATTGGTTGAACACCACAAACATCATAAGCAATGAGATTAGGCATTGCAGAACGTATCATTGAGATCATAACTGGATCTGCATACGTTATTGGTGATGGATGTGAAGAGGAAGTTGCTGTGGAGTTACCCATTGCTTCCGTCATCATACCAAAAGACCCACCACTTTCTGCGGTTTCTCTCATGGCAATTTCTTGGTTTTCCAGAAGTACGGCGGTGACCGCTCTCCTGTAGGAATCCTTAATCTTTGGCAGGTCTTCGTGCTCTAAGATAGGAGCCCACTTCTTTTGTAGTCCTTCAGCTAGATACATATTTTTATCTCCTAAAAAGTGGATATTGTTAAAGTTTAGTTGTTAAGGTTATGCCGGGTCAACGCTTTTGCGTAATAGTCAACACCTGCATCAACTTGCTCAACAACATCATCTGTTTCAGTATTTTCTACTTCTTCAGTCAATGGTTGAACAGTTTCTTTTGAACTTTGTGGAAAGTAGTTTTCCTTAATGACTCCAAGCTTTTCTTTGTATTGCTCTTCATCTTCAAAGTCTACTCCATCCGAAAGTTTTTCTAATTTTTCTTTCTCAGTATCAGCCAAATCTTCAGAAACAATCCTTAACGCTTCATCCTTTTTGTACTTTGAAAGTTCTTGTTTTGTTTCCACATTGGAATTAACTGACTCATCAAGTTTCTTCTCAAGTTCTTCAACTTTCTCAAAGAGATCGTCTACGAGATCAACTTTTTCCTCTGGAATGTCAATGTAATGTTCAGTAAATAGATTTTTGAGTCCTGACATGAAATCCTCAACCAACTCAGAACGAACACCTCGTTCTACTGCTAGTTCGTTTTCTTTCATCCACTCTTCTACAACATAAGAAAGATAACCATCAGTTTTCTCTGTCATTGAGCTTGTGAGTTCTTCTTTAGCTTTAGACAGTTCTTCCTTATAATCTTCCTCTAACTTTTCAGCTCTCTGATTGACTTCAGAGATGACTTTAGCCGCTACGGCAGCCTCAAAGATTGTTGAAGCTTTAGTTTTAAAATCTTCCGAAAGTTCTTCACCATTTACAATGGCTTCAATGTCTTCTTTAACATCAATCTCAATATCTTCTTTACTGAGTTTTTTAACTTCTCGTTTGATTTCTTCTTCTACTTCTTCATCATCAGATTCTTCTTCCTCTTGGATAGTAGAACCCATGATTTTTGAGAATGAATCAGTAAGATCGGCCTTCTTCATGCCATTTAATTGGTCATAAAGTGCTTTAATCATTCCGGCTTTGGTCTTAGGAACAGAAACGGCTTCTTCAACCTCTTTCTCTTCCTCATCCTCATCATCGCCTTCTTCTTCATCGCCATTTTCTTCTTCATCTTCTTCTTTTACCTTAGCTTTTGCTTCGTCTAAGATTTCTTCGCCCGAAGACTCTTCCGCAACAGCTTGTTGCTCTTCTTCCAGTTCTTCAGCCGTTTGTTCCAAAATTTCTTCAGACATTGAAAATCTCCTATTAATTTATGTAAATTTATAACTATTATTATTTATAAGAATTTATATTTAGAGTTTAGAAATAAAGTCTCCAAAGGCACTAACGAGTGTCTGCTCTCTGTCCTTTCGTGAACTTTTTTCGATTTGGTCTTTATATTCTTGAATTTGTCGTTCTTTCAACAATCCATTATCCCAAATCCATTCCTTACCCTCCATTATTCCAGCTACAAATGCATCTGGAGCACTTGGATCGGCAACAATGTCAGCTGCAGTGGCGAGATAAAAATCACCCTGAACTTCCTGAATACCGCCCTTTGTAGGTTTCAATGAACCCATTCCTCTTGATGAAACACCCAAACGAGCACCTTCATCAATAAGATTCTTTACTATCTTTCCGTATGGAGTATCTAAAATTTTAGCTCGCCCCATAAAGTTTTGGTCTACCTCTACCAATTCCTCAATCATGTGAGAAACCCTTTCAAGATTTACAGTTGGCCCATCTGGATGACCCAATTCTCCGAAAGCTCTTTTCTTTTCGATAAATTCTGTATTATATCGTTTAGCTTCTTTTTGGAGAATACCTTGAGGATAAATCCGACCATTTCTATTTTTAGTATTTGCTTGCATGAAGATACCTTCAATGAAGTAGTTCTTACCCCCACTCTTTGTGGCTTCTGTAAGAAATTCTACATTAGTAACTTCTTCGCTAATTAATCTCATATAATTCTCCTAATTTTCGTCATGGTGGACTGAATCTGAACCTTTACCCATTCTGGATTTAAAGGCATCTTTCATATGTTTTCTGATTTCTGGTTTTAGTTTTTTACCCCACGTTGCAGTCTTCTTAGCTACCATCTTTTTTGCTTTCTTTTCTATTTGTGACCTTTTTCCACCTTCTGCATTTGCATATTCACCTGCTTTATCTACTATCGCAAAGGCCTTCTTTCTTATCGCTCTAGTAACTGCTGCTTTAACTTTATCTTCAGTTGGTGCTTTTTTTGCAGCACGAGCTCTTCCTAGAGCCGCCTTCTTAGCACTCCGCTTTCCTCTCATTTTTGCTTGAATTCTCTGTTGAACAGTTAATTCAGTCATAAACTCTTTGAAGGCTTTCATTATTTCCTTAATTTTTTCTGAAGTTCAGACCTTCTTTTTTCAGCACCAGCTCCAGCTCCAACAGAAATATCTCTTCCTGTGGCTGTTTTACCCATTTTCTTCATTCGTTCTTTCTTCTTCTGAAGCATCTTAAAACCCGAAGATCTTTTATACTTTTTCTGCCTCATCTTAATTTTATTTTTATTCTTACGATATTTCATTTTTTGATCTCTTTTTTGTTGGGCAGTTTTTTTCTCTCTTTTAACTACCTTCTCGTCAAGATCTTCTTCATCTAGAATATCAATTTTGAATTTAGAAAATGTTTTCATTTATCCCCTAAAGTTAAATCCTAATTTTGCGTTTCCTTCATAGTTAGGAGTATTATAGCCTGATAATTTTTTGATTGTCGCCTGTACAGAAAGAGTGTCAGCGGCCGCAGCTCCATGAGTTGCAATCTGAATATCTCCAAGTGTAACACCAGCTCCAGCTGCAGTACCTTTAGTTACAGGAATGAAATGATTAGTTTCATCCCAAACTCCACCACCAGTTAAATATGCTAATTGTGATGTTGCTGTTCCTCCGACATAAGTTAATACAGCAGAATGGCCAGAACTTACAGACCATTTAACTCCAGCAAGAGATACTTCTTTTGCAACCATTGCAGAAGCAACAGTTCCAGAAGTTGTTATTGTATGTGATCCAGATACCGAACCAGTTAGTGTTTTTGTTGTTCCTGGCATTGTAGTTCCAGACCAACCTAAAGGGGTAGAATCTGTACCACTCGTACATCGGTAAACTTGCATTGTTGCCACGGCAAGATCTTGGTCTTGAACTACCATGTATATTGGTGAGCCATCATTTGATGAAATAATTTCTCCTATACACCACCTATCTGATGCTGTAGTTACTGCAGATAGTGTTAGTGTACATAAACCATAAGTG